AACCACAGGTTGTATCGCCTTTCAAACATTCGCGCCAGATATGTATGCAGTTAATGCATACAACTACAGGTTGTATTCAAATTTTTTTCGCCTCGCCTCGCTTCGCTCGGCTCGGGCGCGGAAACCATAGAGGTACCAGGTCCGATCCGGAAAAAGTAAATTGAGCCTTTGTCCTAACACATAAAATAAAAAGGGGTCCCACTACTTTCGGCTTTATTTCTTGATTTAGACGGTTATCCAGGTTAAAAAACGTTTTGGTCCCATAAGAGCCACTTATGCTAGATATAAAAAATATTATAAAAAAATTACAGGTTGAGAACCTGCCCCCAGACACTAGACGCGAGTTGAAACGATACCTGGTTCAACTTAATCGAAAACAAAAATATAGTAGGATTCGAAAGGATTTTCTAACTTTTGTAAAACACATGTGGCCTGATTTTATAGAGGGGTACCATCATAAAATTGTTGCAGAAAAATTTAACGATTTAAAATCTAGAAAAATTAAGAGACTCATTATAAACATGCCCCCACGGCATACAAAATCTGAGTTTGCTTCGTTCTTGCTTCCTGCATGGATGATTGGGAACAATCCAAAATTAAAAATTATTCAAGCCACCCACACCGCTGAACTTGCAGTACGATTTGGTCGTAAGGCTAAACACTTAATGGATAGTGAAGAGTATAAAGAAGTTTTCCCCACAAGACTCATGGAAGATAGCAAAGCCGCTGGTCGCTGGGAAACAGCACAAGGCGGAGAGTATTTCGCGGTGGGTGTTGAAGGCGCGGTAACGGGAAGAGGTGCGGATCTTTTAATTATAGATGATCCTCACTCGGAGCAAGATGCTATGTCCAAGAAAGCATTAGAACGAGCGTATGAGTGGTACACCACAGGACCCAGACAAAGATTGCAGCCGAACGGAGTGATCGTTCTGGTTATGACACGATGGAATAAAGGAGATCTAACAGGACTCTTACAGAATGCTCAAAAAGAACCTAAGGCCGATCAGTGGGAGGTGATTGAATTCCCTGCCATCATGCCTTCCGGTAAACCCGTGTGGCCAGAATATTGGGACTTGGAACAACTGCTATCGGTTAAAGCTTCCGTGGCGTTGCCTAAATGGAATTCTCAGTATATGCAGAATCCGACTTCTGAAGAAGGGGCTTTAATTAAACGAGAGTGGTGGAAGAAGTGGCCCGAAGATAGGGGCATTCCTAAATGTGATTATGTGATCCAGAGTTATGACACCGCTTATCTTAAAAAAGAAACCGCTGACTTTTCAGCCATTACCACTTGGGGTGTTTTCCGTGAAAACGAAGATACCAAACCTCATTTACTTTTACTAGATTCGATTAAAGATAGATTCGAGTTTCCTGATTTAAGAAGAGAGGCACTCAAGCTCTATAAATATTGGGAGCCTGAGATTGTTTTAATCGAAGCAAAAGCTGCTGGACTTCCTCTCACATACGAATTGAGAAATATGGGGATCCCAGTTATTAACTTTACGCCGAGCCGTGGAAATGATAAGCATAGTAGAGTTAACGCAGTTTCGCCGATGTTTGAAGCTGGACAGATTTGGGCTCCAACCCACCTGCAATTTGCACAAGAAGTTATGGAGGAATGCGCAGCATTTCCCTATGGCGAACATGATGACTTGGTGGATAGTACCACCCAGGCGATTATGAGATTTAGACAAGGAGGATTGCTCAGTCACCCGGAAGATTACAAAGACAAACCTCGACCAATGGATTTTAAGGAGTATTATTAAATTATGATCAAAGCATTTTTTGAAGTCTACAAAATTTTGAATAAAATAGGCATTAAACCGAAAGATGTGATTGGAATGGGTGGAGATATCGTAAAAATGGGAAAAAGTCTGTTTAATACGAGAGTTAATCCCAAATTATTAGAATATATTGCAAAAAATCAAAAAATTCCGACTAAAATCCTTGAAAATATCAAAATTCACGCAAGAACACTCAAAAATACGACTGAAAGCCAAAAAAACCTGTTTTTAGAAAATATTAAGAGTATTCAGAAGGCAAAAACACCAAAAATACCGGTTAAATCCTCGTCGCCAGTCACTGGAGTCCAGAAACCAGCGACAAGCGGCAAGGAACTTCCAGCATGGACTAAAGGATGGAAACCAACCGTTATTAAAGGCGGTAAAGACGGTTTAGCAACCGGCGGAATCGCAAATCACTTTAGAAAAAAATTTGAAGACGGCACTGAGATCGAAGGTCCACAATTACCTGAAGATGATAAAATATCTCTAGACGAGATTGTTGCCGGTGTAGTGGGCAAAAGAGAAGATAGACCCGATTGGGGGATTGTGGGGTTTAAAGGCGGACCTAGACAAATGGCAGATAGGGCAGCACAAGGACTGAGTGGAGGTTCTGTAGAAGAAAAAGCGAATGATCTTTTTAAGAGCATGATCTATGTCGCAAAAAACTCGGATAAAGAAACGGCTAATACGTTATACAGCGCCTTCGATGGGATGCTTGATGTTAATATTAAAAATAAAGCAACGGGAATTGAACAAGATCTTGCAGAAAAATTGGTTGCCGGAACATTTAAAATCGAAGAAGGGATTCCCACTCGAATCGATGACAATACTATTTTTGATATTGCGTTGCAGACTTTCGATAAATTACCCAACGATCTTCAAGCCAAAATTTTCGCTTCGACTAATTTAGCTAAAGATGAAAGTTGGAGTGCTCTGTTAGAAGGAAACAATCTAGGTCTGGAGTACAATAGTGATAACCAAAAAATTGAAGGGTTTTATGATGTCCAAATTGATTCAGAAACGTTGAAGCCGACAATTATTAGACCGATGTTTACGAAAGATAATTTAAATGATGAAATTAAAAAAAGTATCTTTATTGGCCATGGAGATTTTCCACCGAACCCAGACGATTTTGAAGACCCTGAACATTACCAAATGGCTCTGCAAATATGGGAAGCCGATAAGAACAAAGAATATTTTGGAATCGAACTCGTCTCTGAACCTACATCTAATTACACCGGAGGAACAGCAACTTTTGATACTAAAAATGTAAGTGGCTGGGCCACTCTAGACACACAGCCTGGATCCAATTTATTTAAAACAAAAGGAACGATCGATCTTCCTAATGTTCTTGTAGAAGATAAACCCATTGAACTGAGTTCCTCTTTTTATAAAGATTTAGACACCGAAGGTAAAGAAGCTGTGATTAGAGCTGATGTTCCTGTTTCAGAGAGTATTACGCCTTATGTTGAGAAAAAAACGGGAGATTGGGAGGACGAACTAAAATATGGAATCGGTTTAGATAAAACAGGAAAAATTGGAAATTGGGATACTTACTTAACTGGAAATATTGATCAAGATAAAGATTACACACTAAAAGGTGGTTTGAGTACGGACTTCATGGGAGGAACAGCTGGGATTGATGGCTATATTGATGAAGACGGTAATTGGCAGGCTTTTGCGGGTTTAAAATGGAAATTGGGCGATGGAAAGAAAAAAGATGAAACGTATCAGACTAGCGATGTTGGCGAAGCTTATGAGTTTTCAAAAGATAAAATATTTGCAACCGGCGGAATTGCAAACCACTTTAGAAAAAAATTTTTTGCTGGTAGCGATACATACGATAGCTTAACTCCTAGTAAAAAATATATGTTAACAGGAGAAAGTGAAATACAGCGAATCATGCCGCCTATGGGAGGAGCAGTTGTAGGATCTGCTGTAGGTACAGGTTATCTTTTAAATAAAGGAATTAATTATTTAAAAGACAATAAAGAGCCTCCTAAAAAATTATGGGATAGAACAGGAACTAATCTTAAATCCAACAAACCCAAAAAAGAGCCACCTAAAAAATTTACCCCTGATGTGACTAAAGAATTAATTATTGAAGAGGTTGTCAGAAAATTTAAAGAAAATAATCCAGATTTAGCTAAAACTCATTTATCACCAATTAAAGAAAAAGCCTATAAACCCGGAGGTCCAGGTTACGAGTTTTTAAAAACGATTACTGAAACGTTTAGAGAGCAGTATGGAAGAGATCCCTCTAATTCAGAACTAGCTAAATACAGTGGTAAACATCGTGATTCTATTGCGAGAACTTTTAAAAAATATCCTGAGACGTTAGGAAAATTGATGAATAAGGATGACTATCGAAGAATTAGTTCTGCTCCTGTCGACACGCATAGAACTAAAGGTTACGAAGAAGTATGGAAAGCTAAATCTAAAAAAGAAGCCATTGATAATGATACTATTCGATTTTGGAAAGATGAAGTTTTCTGGCCAAGCGAAGAACGTAAACAATTCTTTATTAAGAATTTTGTAGATAAAGCAAATTATGGATTAAATCGTAAGGGTGCTCCTGGTTTAACATATGAACAATTAGCAGACGAATTTAATATGAGTAAAGAGATGGTGAGTAAGGTTATTCAACTTATCAAAAATGATCCTGAAGTTTATTTACAAATCGATAGACCAGATTGGCAACCTAAAGATAAATGGGTAATAGATGCTCGAAATAGAATTAAAGAAGCACGAAAATATTTAAAACCTGAAGAACTTAAAGCTGTCAAAAATCAACATGTGTTTGTTGGTAAGTTAAATCAATTTATAAAAGACAATCCTTTAAACATTAAAAACTATCCTAATTTATTAGAAGATATTGAAATGACTTTTACTAAAGATGGAGAGCTTAAACGAGTTCCTAAATCAGATAAAGAAATTATTGAACATGTCCTAGGAAGGGATGGAACTTTTTCTATTCAGCATGGAGCTGGGAAAGCTACTGGACAACGTAATCTTGAATACGTTAACAATAGACATTTAACAACACGAAAAATTAATTCAGGACTTCTTCGTGCTTTTGAAGAATGGGTGAAAAAAAATAATGATAAAATATTAAAGAAGGATAACGAAGTTTTAAGTAAAATCGCAGAAATGGAAGAGTATCTAATTCCAAGAGGTTTACGAATTAAAATTGGTGATAAGTATTATGGAGCCTCTGCTTCTAAAATGTATGATAGTGAAACGGGAGAGCATACAGGTTTTAAAAAAGTGATAGATTTTTACGGTCTTGAAGAATTTATGGATGGTCCTCAACCAGTTCCATTTAAAAAAATGGCTTTTGCTGAAGGTGGTTTAGCTGGAGTCGATCAATATATATTAAACCGGTACGCATGAAAAACCCAACCCTAGTCAAAAACATGAAGAACGTAAAATGGAAAGCGATCCCGCCTTTGAAGGGCCCAGACCCTAGAGGCTTGATTAAAGATCCAAAACAAGATAAACCAGAAAGATTGGAGAAACCTACATGGCAGAAATAGATAAGGGCTTACCGAACGTAAGACGCAACGTAACCCTACCGTCTCAAGACGAATTAACAGAAGTTCAAACAGCCGTACAACAAGCAACGCCTTCGCACGAGAACACTGAAATAACTGAAAACGAAGATGGTTCAGTAGATATTGATTTTGAACCGGGTGCAGTAGCACCAGCGACCAGCGACAATCACTATATGAATCTAGCAGACTTGCTGCCA